GTCCTGCACCATCGTGGCCGAGGGCGGGAAATCGTAGACGCGCAGTCCGTAGTGCTGGATCACCGCATCGGCGAACCGATACTTGTGCGGCTGCCAAGGCTCGCGGTGAAACACCACCGGCAGGTCATCGCGGTGGCGCCGCACCAAGTCCAGCACCACCATGCTGTCCTTGCCGAAAGAGCAAGCGATGCACGGCTGGCCAAACTCGGCGAGCGACTGCTCAATGAGCCGGTGGGCGTAGGAGACTTTGTCTTCGTAGGTCATTAGAAAGAAGCCGCCGCGATTCCGGTAGCCACACCGCCACCGATCCCACCAAAAATGCCCATCATGCCCGCGTTCTGCTGCGCACCGGCCTGCATATTCGCCGCACGCATCGCCGCCCGATTGTTCTGATAGTTATTGTAAAGGCTGTCCTGACGATTCGTATTGAACGTCGCTGCATTACCAGACAGGTCGATCATTCCGCCGAGCTGGTTGTTGAGCATGTTGCCTGCGGCTTGGCCGCTGAACTGACCCATGTTGATACCGGCGCTCATTGCGCGAGAGTAGGGGTCGAGGCTCGTCATGTAGTTGCCGTAATTCATCCCCATCGTACCGCTGTTGCCCAAGAGGTTGGCTCCGAGGCCAAGCTGCCCCATGCCGAAGTTTTGGCGATTGAGCATGCCCTGATTGACGGCGTTGTTGGCATTCAGCATGAACGAGCGATTTGCGTCGGTCTGCTGCATGTTGGCCGCTTGATTGAGGCGCTGGGCTTCCATGGACGTTTGCCCAAGGAACTGGTCGCGCTGCTGGTTGGCCAAACCGGCGCGCATGGCGGCGTCTTGGTTGGCCAAGTTGGCTTGCTGCTGGAATTGAGCGTCAGCCTGTGCAATGGAAAGGTCGGTGCCTTGGTTGAGGCGCTGGGCGTCCATCGCCGCCGCTTGATTGGCCAATGATTGCTGCGCCGCCACGCCTTGGTTGGCCAATGATGCCTGCAAGCGGTTGCCGACATTGCTGAACTGGCGGGCAATGTCCTGCTGTTGGACGGCAGCGGCAAACGCATTGTCTTCGGCCATGCGGGCGCGCGAGTAGCGGTCACGGTTGAGAAGTTCGGCGGCCATTCCGGCGCCTCCGGTAGCCAGACCGCGCGCTGCCATGCCTTGGCGAGCCGCCTGCACTGCATCGCGTGACGCTTCTGGCGAGAGCATTCCGTTGCTGCTGGCTCGGCTGATGGCCTGCTGCATGAGGGCAGATCCAAGTTGGCCTTGACCGACATTACTGGCCCTGACATTCCTGACGCGGTCGGCGTTGACTGCCGACACGTCGCGCACCGCGCCAAGCTGGGCGCCGGAGACATTCTGAGCGGCAACCTCGCGGACGTTCGTTGGCTCAACCACTTGGTCGGCGCGCACGCCCATAGCCTGCTGGCCGAGGCGCTGAAGCTGTCGCTCTGAGCGTGTCGGGCCAGATATCATATTGCCAACGCCAAGCGCGGAGGCCAGCGAGCCAAGCCCGCCGAGAGCTTGCGATTGGCCCATGACGTTCTGCCCAGCGTCGATGGCCGATTGCGTGAAACGGTTGTCTAACCGGCCAGCCTGCGCGTCGATCTGTCCCTGCTGGATGTTGCTAAAGTTGTTGGCAGCCGCGGGAAGGTTCTGGTTGATAAAACCGACATTTTCAGCGGCGAGATTACGCCCTTCGGCGGCAATCGCTGGTGCGCTGATGTTGGTGCCGCGCTGTGGCGCTGCTGGTCGGCGTTTCGCGGCAGGTCGACGTTTTGCCGGGGCGGGCGCCGGACGTTTAGCCGGTGCAGGCGCGGGGGCTGGGCGTTTAGCGGGTGCTGGGGCCGGACGGCGTGCTGGTGTTCTTTTTGCCATAATAGATCCTTACTAAGCGTTTGCGATTGTCGTCACGGTGCCGCTGCTGCCGCGATATTTAAGAGCGCCGGATTCAACGTAGAGGACGCCGCCACCCGAAGGATTCGCGGTTGGCGCAGTGCCGTTGGCGATATGCAGCGTTTTTGCGCTGCTCGTTGCGCGTGTTGTCATTCCGATCAGCACGTTGCCGCTTTGATCGGCGCGAAACAGTTCGGCAAATCCGGTTCCTCTCCAAACATGCCCACCGTCATAAGTGTCGTAGTAAAAATTATTATCAGTCCATTTCTGAATCCGTGCGCCCTCCGCGGCAGAGGCGTTCAGCCATACAACAGCTCCGCTGTTCCCATTAGCCATAACAACCTTCGGGGCGGTTGCCCCGCCGTATGCAGTGGTTGTCCCAATGGATATTTGCTGGCTTGAGCTAATTCTGACAGCCTCTGAGCCGTTCGTGCCTATGGCCACAATGTTTGTGCCTGGAAGATACATTCCATTGCCAGCCGTGGTATTGGCCGTCGGGATAAGTTTGCCCGCTGTAACCGTGCCGGTGGTATTGATCGCGGTCGATCCACCTATCGTTCCGCTGGTAATGGCGTCGCCGCTTACCTTGCCGGCCGTGCTAATTGTCGCAAGTTTAGAGTCGGCAATGGCGGCGGTGGCGTTCACCTTGGCGTTGGTGATGGCTCCGTCTGCGAGTTTACTGCCGGCAATATCGGCGGTCGCGCTGATGTCGGCGTTGACGATGTCGCTGACGGTGCGGGCGTTGTTCAATTTGGTCGGGGTCACGGTGTCCCCAGACGTGAAGGTGTAATTATATGAGGCCATTGGGTAGTTGAGAGTTGAGGGTTGAGAAGTTGAGGGTTAGGCGGCGGACCTTGTTTCGGTCGGAGGCAACGACTTGGGCGATGCCTCGATGCTGGCCGATCTGATTTCCGGTCGGCCACCGGAGGTTTCGTAAATGACTTCGGCGCCGTGTGCTTTGTAGCGCACGGGGCTTTTCATATTGTAGTCCTCTTGGGAAGCGGTGCTGTTGGTCAGCGTGCCGATGGTTGTCTCGGTGTCGGGATTGATCGTGCTGATTTTGGTCGAGACGCTGGCGCCGGGCGGAATGACTACGTCGGCAATCGTGCGCAGGAAGCGTTTAGAGTGCATGTTGTCAAAGTCGTAGCGCCTTGTCTTGATGCTGCCGGTGACGGGGCTGGTGCCGGCGTTAGGGGCGTTGTCGTCAAGCGCAGTGTCGTTCTCTTCTAGCAGGTAGAGGTTGCCGGAGCGGGGCACCGAGAACACGCGGCGTTGGTTATCGTAGGTGCCGACGAGGATCTGGTTCACCGATGCGCTGCTCGGATAGATGTCGCGGTATTCCCATGTGTCCGTTAAGGCGTTCCATGCAACCACCAACTGGTTGCCATCGAGCGGGTCGGCGCTGGTGGGCAGCGCGACCAAGTAGCGATTGCTGTGCCAGATGCCGAAGGCGGACTTCTCTACGCGGGACTGGACGACTTGGCTGAACAAATCGGCGATGGGTTCGGAGAGAGGCTTGGTGTCGCCGCGAACTTTGAGGTCGAGGGCGCGGTCTAAGCGGTAGATACCGGCGTCACTGAGGAAGAAGACAAAGTTACCGGCGGTGACGATGGTGTTGCGGGCACTGCATCCGATCTCATTCGTGAGGAGCGTGAGTTGAGACACCGGAGTATCTACCGAGAAGTCGCTGCCATCGGTTGAAGCGAATTGATTGAGCGTGGCGAGCCAGATGGATTTGCGGCAGAAGACGAGGGCTTGGCCTTCGACCCATGGGTGAATTGCCACAATGCGGTCATCGCCGCCTGCGCCTGCGCGGAAGCTGTTCCAGAATGGATCGTAGAGGTCAGGGTCGAGAACATCGCTAATGCCGACCGTGTCGCGGTTTTTGGCGATCCAGAGGCGGTTGTTGTGGTAGCTTGCCCAGCCAACCGAGGGCATGCGGGTGTAGGTGACGCCTTCGGATGGAACGCCTGCGGTGGCGCGGACGAAGTTGCCGCTTCCACCATCCCAAAATATAGGCGGCTTTACTCGGCGGACCTTGATGGTCGCGGCGGCATGCGTGGCGGTGCCGGATGGAACGGTGATTTCAAAGGAGTTGGTGTTGAGATTGGTGCCGAGCACGCGGAACTCATGGCCGTCGAAGGCGGGCGTAGTGCTGCCTTCGATCCGCACCGTGGCGCCCTCGGGATAGCCGTGGGCGTTCACGTTGACCGTGGCCGTGGTCGAGCTGACCGTAATGCCCGAGGCGTTGGTCAGATTCTCCGCGTAGTTGCCGCTGCGGGCCGCTTCGCGCAGGATATACAAGCGGTCAAAGGCTTGGACGATGCTGACGGTGTCGGTGCCCTCAATAGTTTCGGCGGGGCTGGTCGGATACGTTTTGACGACCGGCAACTGCCCTTGGCGGTAGAGGGTCGCGCTGCTACTGCCGGCCAGCACGATATATTCGTTGGCGTTGTCGTAGTTTTGGCTGGCAAAGACGCCAGCGGCAAATAGACCACCACTGTTATAAGTGTCGCTCACCTCAGGGCCATTGTTGGCGATGATGGTGCCGGTGGCCGGTGTCGCGGGGCTTCCGCTCACGGTGTAGGTGAAAGTATTGGCGTCCGTAACGGTGACGATGAAGTCGCCGTTGTAGTCGGTCTCGACGGCACCGCGGATGTTCACTTGGTCGCCGGTCGTGAAGCCGTGGGCGGTGGCGGTGACGGTCGCGGTGGTCGAGGCGCGGGTGATCGAGGTGACAGTCCTGTCGGTGCCGAGGGTGAAGTCGAGAGTCAGCGGGGCGCCGGTCGTGCCGATGGTGTCGGTGAGGCGCTTGCTGCCCTTGCGGGTCTGTGCGACTCCGCGATCCAAGCGCATGTTGACGCTGTCTTGCAACATTCCGGCGGGCAAGGTCAGCGGGTTCAAGCGGCTGGCGAAGCCGATGAATCCGTTGTCGCCGTCGCGTTGGACTGGAGATTCGAGGGACATGGGGAAGTTGGCAGTCGTCAGTTGGCAGTCGTCAGGGCAGAACGGAGTCTGCTCTTAAAGCGGGCGGCGTCGCCGGGGCTGATGTCGGTTTTGCGGGTTGGGGCGACTTGTTGGTGGGTCAGCACTCGCGTCATCGGAATGCCCCACTTCTTCATGCGGGGCACCAAGTATTCGATGGCGCTGTCCATGGCGTCATCTCCCAGCGGGTCGCTGTAGGTGTTGCCGGACCAGCTCACGCCGAGGCTCCATGAGTTGAGATCCGGTCGCCCCATCCAGCTCGACTTACCTGCATGCCAACAGCGGTCGGTGTCGTCTCCGAAGGCTGTCCGGCGGCCGTCGCGGGCGATGAGAACGTGATAGCTCACCTTACTTGCGGGATTGGCGATCCACTCGACACCACCAAGGTAGCTTCCGTCTGAGTGGTGCAGGACAATCGCTTCCGGCGTAATCCGGCTGGTCTGTTTGTTCGGTGTGAACACTCGGCGCTGGTCGTAGCTCTTGGTGTCGCTTGCGGTTGTGGAGCTGGTTGTGGATGCGAATGGCAAGCTCGGCGAGGCTGGCACTGGGCCAGTCGCAGACTTTTTGCCAAACAGATTCTTGATCCACTTCCACATGGGTTACTTCGCGTAGCCTTTGGGCGGTGGGTTGACGGTGACCGTGGCCTGCTGCTTCACGAAGTCATAGCCGACCGTCACGCAGCCAGCCGCAAGAGCAGCCCAGCTCACGGCGAGGATCGCAACTGCAAGTGCTTTTGTGACGCGGGCGCTCATGGAGTCAGAGGCGGGCGTTGTTGTCTTTGGCGACGATCAAGCCCCAACCGGCGAGCAGGCTCGCGGCGATGAGGCCGAGGTCGGGGATGCTGCCATTGGCAAGAAACTCGCGGCCAGCGGTGCTGAGTGAGGCGATGATTGTGAGGACTCCGAGGAGTGTTGTTTTCCAGTTTCTCATTTGTTTAGTTCTTTCTGTTTCTTTCTGATGTCGTGCAGGACGCTGATGAGCGTGGCCAGTCCGACCAAAATTCCGATGATGAGTCCGCCGATGCGGAGGGTTGCTTCAAGGTGCGGTAACATTGAAAAGATGGACGATCCGATGCTGGTCGCGGTGCCGATGACACCCTTCTCGGTCGTTGTCATGTGATAGTGCCACGCCGTCATAGCCACACCCTCCGTTGCTGTGTCGGCGTGACGCTGTAGTCCGCCGCCGGATCGGGCCGGTCGTCGGTCACGCGGAGGTTGAGGTGCCAGCCGTCGAGCAGCGTGCTGACGGGGTTCTCGGGGTCGGTGTTGTCGGTCTCTGCCAGCACACCGACAGGATCGAGCGCATAGCCTTCGCCGCTGGTCTTCCAGCCGGTCTCGGCATCATAGTAATCGGCCAGCGCGGTTTGCGCCGTGGCTTCGTCGGGGAATTTGTAGAGAAAGTCCTTCATGTTACGTCGTGAGTTGTTGCAGCAAACTGTTGCTCAAGCGGCGGGGCCAGTAGGCGATCTTGCGGATGTGGCCGTTGAGGGGTTCTGATCCGTTGCGCTTGGCTCCTAAACGAAGCGAAGCCTTGTCTGTCGTTATGGTCGCGGCCTGATCTGAAGCAGGCTCTAATACGCCGTTGACCGCCATGCGTGACGACGATGCAGAAAATGCAAATCCAGACTTGGCAATTCCAGCAGAGACGGACTCTGCAAAACTAAACGCGGGACTAGCATCATAGCTGATTGTTGAATTGGATGGATTGTAGAATCCGATCACGTTGCCAGTGTCATTTGTCCCATTGGTAAGATGCCAAATGGTCGGGAAACTCCCGGAAAGCGGCGACTTGTTCGTGTCTGTTACAAACGTCCCCTCCGCTTGATTATAAAACGAAGAGATCGGCGTGACGACCGCACTGTCCGCGGCGCGTGTGGCGGCGGCGGTGGTCGTCGGGATGTAGCTGGTGGGGAAGGCGCCTTGCTCTAGCTGCGGGGCGGCTATGCGGAGGGTGAAGCTTATGGTTGCGCCGTTGGCAACCGTCATGCGGATAATCGGAGTCACCCTCGCCGTTGTCGCCTCTGTCAGCGTGCGCGTATGGGAAAATCTTTGGAGGGTTGCTGTTAGACTTGATCCATGATTGGTCGTGGCGGCGGCGGTCAATGTTCCGTCTGCCAGCCCTTCCCGCACGCCAACGAGACAATCGGGAACCGATCCTGCTGCAAGCGCAAGGTAGACTGAATGCGTCCACACTTGGGTAGACGATGCGACAATTTGGGTTTGCTGTTCCGGATCAAAGAATAGCGTGAATGCAGAAGTTGCTGTGCCAGCAAAACTAACGTCAATGTATGAGAAGCCGTTGACCGACCCAGAGGCCAGCGTGCGCGTGAGGCCATTTACACTTCCAGAGATATTCCAGTTTGACGATCCCGTGCCCGGAGTTCCTACCGCGGCCCCACCAGCCTGCGCGTTCCGAATGCTATTCGTCCGCGCCTCCTCGATGAGAAGCCCCAAGCTGCTGCCGCCGGAATGGTCGAAGCGTGGCGTGTCGTTGGCGGCAGTTTGCAGGGTGCCGTTGGCGTCGAAGTAGGTGGCGTTCGATGCCCGCGTGAAGGTGATCGCAGGGCCGGTGCCGTTGTTTAAGGTCTTCTCACCGGCAAAGTCGCGGCTGAAGGTCGGGCGCGCGATGGCGGCGCCGGACCCAGCGTTCAGCAACAATGTCGGGGCGAGGAGCATTAGGCGGTGTAGGCGATGACTCGGCCGCTGTGCAGGTCGAGGGCGGTGAACTTGCCGACGAGGATCGTGCCTGCCGGGATGACCGGGGCGCTGGCGTCGGTGGTGTTTGCGATGTCGGCGATGTTGCCGGTCAAGGTGTGGAACTTGGCGTCGGCGAGGACTTGCACGGCGAGCCAGTCGCCGGTGCGCAGGTTTGTGTCGGCGATGTAGTTGCCGCCGCTCAGGCCGTTGGTGATTTTGGTGTTAGGGTTCATGAAGAGTTGAGGGTTGAGAGTTGAGGGTTGAGGGTTTGGAAATACCTTCGTTAGCTTCGTTAGCTTTTGTTAATAATGTCCGATCCGGGCGGACCAGGCTTGGGGTTGGTTTTGTTGGAAGTAGAATTTGTCGCGCTCGGTCACTAGTTCGTTCATGGCTTTTTCTTCCATGAGGGTTGATTTCGTGAGCTGGCCGTCTTCTTCGAGGAGGCTGGCTGTCAGGAGATAACCGACGGCTTTGCTTAGGACGGCGGGGACCGTCGCCGAGAGATTCGATGTGGTGTAGGTGTCGGGGCGGAGGCGGTATCTCACCCAGGCGGTGGTGGGGATTTCCGCGTCGTCGGGGAAGCGGATGCTGTCGCCGAGGAGGCTGTATTGGAGTTCGCGGGGTGAGGCTGTTTTGTTCGGGTTGTCCCGAGTGATGGCAAAGACTTCGCCCATCGGGGTCTCGCCGCCGCCTTGGTCGTAGTCGATGTAGAAGCCGTTCGTTTCGTTGCCCTGGATGGTGCGCTCTTCGATGCGGCACAATTCGGGCCAATCGGCCCAGGTCCAGCAGGCCTCGATGGCGTCGTTCGCCGCGGCGACGAGCATGGTCTGCGCACCGCTCGGGATGTTGGAGATGGATGAGGCGTCGTTGCCGACTCTCTGCCAGGCGCGTAAGAGGATGCTTTGTAGGGTGACAGTTCTCACGGTTGGTTAAGAGCAGCGGCGGCTTCAATGACAACTTCGGCGAAGGTGTGCGGCGGCGGCGTCAGGGAAGCGGCAAGATCGTCGGGGGCGAGCGCGGCGGTGAATACGATGGCGTTGATCCAGTCGCGGACGGCGTCGGCTTTGGGTGATTGCACGTTGGCGGCAGTCAGCATTTGCAGAAAGTAGAGAAGCAATGTCGGACGGTTTCCGGCATAGTCATAGGTGGCCAAGTGGGACTCGGCGGCGATGAGGGCGGCGTCGGTCGTCATGTCGTCATGGGAATAACCAGCACGCGGCTTTCGGCTTTAAGGACGCTGGCGGTGGCGTTGCTGTTGTTTTGGCTAAAGCGAAATTCTGCGGTGCCGCTTGTGGCCGTGGTACGAAAAGCAAAGATAGAAAAGACGGGTCCAGTCTGCGCGGCGCCGCGGGTGACGCTTTGGATGTTAAGACCATCGGAGCCAATAGTGCTGACGCCGCTAACGACGTTTGCGCCACTTATGTTGATGCCGTAGCCGCTTTGAGATGCTCCACTTTGGAAACTGCTCGGCACATTGAGCACCATGCGAAAGCCGCCAGTGCCTGTGTCGACCTGCCAATAGCACAGCGCGGCATAGGTTGTCGTGGCAGCAGCGGTGAAGGACATGCCGCTGATGGCGGCCAATGTAACGTCGCTTGTTTTAGTCATGTCGGCCGAGGGCGCGAGGACTACGGCATCTTTGAAGGCGCCGAGAAAGTTGGACAGGAGTGCGATGGTGCCAGAGCTATTGGGGACGGTTAAGGTCCGGGTCGTGCTGGCGCTGATGCCGGAGAGTTGGAAGGCTAGATTTTTGCTGGAGTCCGCATTGTCATAGAGGAGGAAGTTGGCGTCGTTGAAGACGTCGGGGAGGATGCCGGCATACGTCCAGTCGGCGTCGCGGCTGACTCCTGCCGTGGCCGTGCGGATGTAGATGCCGGCGGGTTTGCGGGCGATCAACCAGGTGCCGCTGGCTTCGCGGACGAGCC